CCGGCTTGAACGTCATGCCCTCCTGCAGCAACGCAACCTTTTTGGCGTTGTCCATGCCGCCGAACTTCTGGCCCCACTGATCAACGATTTTGTTAACTGACTCCTGATCCTTGATCGCAGGTGCTTCCCGTGGTCGCTCGATCACCCCGGACACCGACACACCGTTGGCAAAGCTCTTGCCGGTGTACTGCCGAACGGCCTGCGCCAGGCCAATTGACTCCGCGTGAAGCAACACCGGCGAAAGGCCGAGGTAGTGGTTCTCACCACCGAACCAGCGCACATGGTGAATCATGCGCATCGGCAACACCTCGCCCCCGCCGATCCGGTAGTAGGGCAGCATATCGCTGCCTTTGAGCACGGCGACCTTGTCGTTGTGCAGCGGCCAGAGCGCGATCACGTTGCCGTCTTCACGCCGGTCAATGAAGCTGAATCCGTTGCCACGGAGCCCCGCCGCACCTTGTAGGCCTTCACGAAACTCGTACGGCGTCTGAAACCCGTTGGGCTGGTAACGCAGCACGTCGTACAGCGGGTGATTAATTGCGGACTCCCGTTGGCCCTTGTCCTTGCGTTCGTACAACTCACAAGGCAACTGGGCAACGCTTTCGGCGAGCAGGGTGACGCAGTTCTGCAGGATCGGAAGCGCAAGCGCTGATTCAGGTGTGACCCGAACCCCGGCGCTGTTATGCCCACCGCCGAACATACCGCGCCAGAAGCTGGTCGGCCCTGCCTCGGTGAGGTTGCCTTGCCCCGCGCTGCGCACGCTTGAAAAGAACATGCTCAGCCCCCTTCCGGTTTGTGGTTCATTACTGCAGCGGCGCGATCAGCGAGCCACGACCAGGCGATCAGCCCTGTCCCGGCCACAATGTAAGCGGCCGGCACATTGATCATCGCCACGCCGATCACCAGCAATGCGAAGCCCAGCAGGCCTGACACCCACGCCAATATCGTCAACGTCATATGCCGACACCCTCGTCGTAGATTGATTTGCCGCCGACGCCAGAGGCTTTGCCGCTGATGCCGGTCGCCATGATGGCGGCGACGATGCCGTCGATACGGCCCGTTGCCTTTGCCTTGTCGGCCTTGCGATTGTTCGCAGGGTCCGCGACGATCACCGCGTTGCCAGCGCACCAGGTCATGACCGGGTTTTCGTCGTGGCGCAGGGTTTCAATTTCCTCCTGGTCCACGACCTCACTCACAACTTCGAACTCGCTGGGGTCCAGATCGGTGACCGGCTGCTGTTCCGGCAGTCCAAGCAAGCGGCGCTCGAACTCGTCGACTGCCGGCCCCATGTCTTTGAAGCCTTGGCCGAACCCGATCATTTCCGGCAGCGTGATGTCGTGCTCGCTCATGAGCTGCAGGAGGTCTTCGATTCGCCAGCGGTCGTAGGCAATACGCTCCACGTCGAAGTAATCGCAGATCTTCTGCAGCCGCCTGAGGACGAACAGCTTGCTGATCGCTCGTCCCGGCGTGGTTTCTAGGTGCTGCTCTTTGATCCAGAGCGCATATGGAACCTTGTCCTTTTTTTCTCGATCTTCCAGTTCGTGATCCGGAATCCAAAAATACGGCAGCAACCGCCAGTGAGGATCGTGCGGTACCGGCCAGAACATCAGCACAAAAGCCGTGAGGTCGGTCGTACTGGCAAGGTCGAGGCCGGCAACGCAGCGCCGATTGCGCAACATCCGCATCGGCACCCGCTCGCCTGCCTGGCGCCAGACTTCGTAAGACAGCCAGGGCGAATCCGCCTGCGTCCATTTGCAGAAGTTCAGCCGGAGCACCACCGATGCCTGGGCAGGCAACCCCCGCGATGCGCGCACCTGCTCGCGCAGATACATGCGACCGGGAATGCCGTCGGTTTGACCTTCTGCAATGAAGTCCAATGACGGGTTGACCTTCGGCCAGCAGGATTCGTCCTTGAACGGATCGTCGCCCTCGTCGAGAGAGCAGATGAACGCAAAGAAGCTGTCATCTTCATCCTGCCCCTTGCAGATCCGCACCCCCTGATCATGGTACTGACCGCAAACCGTCTTTTTGTCCGAACCACTGTTGGTGATCATCACCACCATTGCTTTACGGCGGTTCTTGGTGCCAGCCCGCATCATGTTCACGGTGGTGGCGGTCTTGTGCTCGTGCAGCTCGTCCAGCAGGCCAATGTGTGGTCTCGGACCGGACTGGCCTTCGTCGGCACTGATTGGGCGGAAAAACGAATTGGTGTTCGGATAGAACAGGTTCCAGACCTTCTCGTCGCGACCCGACTGCTGCAGTCGTCTGGACAGCAGCGGTGACATGTTCACCATCGACACCGCGTCGCGAAACAGGATCATCGCCTGGTCACGCTTTGTCGCAGCGGCATACACTTCGGCGCGCTGCTCGCCGTCCGCCACCAGACCATAAAGTCCAATGCCGCCTACTAACGGGCTTTTGCCGGAGCCTTTTCCAGTCTCGATGTATGCCAGGCGAAAACGGCGAAACCCGTCTTCGGTCATCCAGCCGAACAGGCTGCCGACAACGAACGCTTGCCACGGGGCCAGCAAGAAAGGTTTACCCTCATACTCGCCGCCATTGAGACACAGCACATCCTCAAAAAAACCAATGGCCCGGTCGGCCAGGTCTTGCACCCACACCAGCCCGCGAGCGGGGCCGTGCTCCAGATCGCTCAAGTGTCGCTTACAGGCGTTGCGGACATCGGGACCGGCGATGATGCGCCAGGCCAAAACTTCGTCGGCGAAGGCGCGAACCCGATCAACTGAAGTATCGGTTTGCGGCGTCTCGTGGCTCATTGGGGAACAGTTCTCCCTGCGGTGCCGTTGTTCTCAAGTTACGACGGGCTACGGGAGAGAATCCGAACTGCGCACCAGCGCTGTTCGCGCGTTTTTCAGCGTCGTTTGCCAGCTGCCGCCAGACGGAAATCTGTTTCGCTCCAGTGGAAAATGTCTGCACGTCACCGGCATCGTTGCTGTCAGCTTTGGCGTTCATCTCGGCGATGCGCCGGCGGAAGCGTTGCCAGTCGGCAACGGCCTCGCAATAGGTGGCAAGTGCCATACCGTCCAGCGTGCTTACGAGCCCTAAAAGCAGAAGATCCGGGACAATGCGCTCCCATTCCGCAACAGCCTCATCACTGAGGCAAGTCGGCATCGGCGGTGCGGCGACTGGAACGCCAGGATCTTTCACCTCGTCCATCAGATCGCCGAAGCTCTTCTTGCCCGGATTTCCCTTGAGCAGTTGGACGACCGCCGACTGGGCTGGCCGTCCGGAGTTGGAATTTCCAGCCATAAACAGATCTCCTTACAACAAAGTTGAAACCCTGCCCTGCGATACCCCCCCCTACTCATTTTTCACGGCGTTGCGAAGCGAGGGGGGCGAACGGTCTAGAAGGGTTTTCCGGCGAGATTTTTCACCCCCCCTACCCCTTCCGGGTCGAAAAAACCGCACCAAACCGGTGCGCTCAGGGGCGATTCCAAGGGTGGTTCGGGTCCAGCGGCAGGCCGTCAGCCGTGCAGCCAACGACGCGCCCGGACTTCTCCATCCGCTGCTTCGTCGAGTCATGGCAGAACTTGCAGAGCGACTGCCAGTTCGACTGACTCCAAAAGAGCTTCCATGCGCCTTTGATGCGCAGCGCGTCGCCGCTCTCCTTGGCGTCCTTCAGACGAGGCGCTTCAATGTGGTCAACGATCAGCGCACCAACCGGACGGTCTGGCGTCGAGCACATTACGCAGAAGGGATGTTCGCGCAGGTAGGCATCTCGCGACTTCTGCCAACGGTACGTGTAACCACGCGCCGAGCTGCTGCCGCGCGTCTCCGCTGACTTGATCATCCGACCTTCCAAACGCTTGAGAGATTGCCTGCGCTCTTGCACACCGATCCCACGAACACCGCAAGGATCAACACCAGCGGGCATGCGTATGGCGGAACCACCAGCAAACCTTTGCTGATGAACACCATCGTCGCACCTGCGCTTGCCATCACTGCCCACGCGAGGCAGCTCATGCCCCGGCGGAACCGTGCGCCGTTGCGGCGAAAGGTAAACAGTCGAATGAACAGCACAAGACACAGCCAGAATGTTGCCTGCGTGAGCACTGCGGGAATCAGTGGATTATCCATCCTGACCTCCGGGCTGATCTGTGAGTTTGCCTCCCCGCTTGATGGCGGCGAGTGCGACAGTCACGACCAGTACCGCTGCACCGAATGCTGCTGGCCCTGAATACTTGAAGGGACGAACGCCCCATATTTCAAAATCACCCATGGCAGGGGCAAACAGGTAACCCATAACCACCGAAACCAGGAAGAACACCAGGCGCTTCCACACCGGCAGTTCTTCCGTCGTCATGAAGAACACGATTGCACCGGCCAGCGCGCCAACCGCCGCGTAACTATCGACTCCGGCAATCAACCCTGCGAATCCGGCACCGGCAGCGCCGGCGACCACCACTGATGCGGTCGTGCTCGCTGGCTCGCCCATGCTCGTACTCCATTGCAGTCACCCAAGGGGCGGGAAAAGAAAACCCCGCCGAAGCGGGGTTTGGTGACGGCCTGGGGATGGCCGGGTGAAGCTGCACAGCACTGTGCTCAATGGGCGATCTACCTAAGCGGTTCTCGCATATCGTGGTGACTTTTTACGCTGCTCCGGAAAGACCGAAAAGAGGCGTTTTTCGGTATAACCAAATGTGACCAGAACGCGACCACAATACGACCACAATACGACAAGGTGCCCGGACGAACGGTCATGACCGCGCGCGGCCAGCACCATTGTTCGTAATCCTGCACTGAGCGTTCTCACGCTGCTGACCGAGGTAGCCGCGACTACGGCCACTGCGCACGGTCAGGATTAACATCACTTGCTGGTGAAGACGATGCACCCAATTCCGATAGGTGCGATCAGCGTCTTCTGCTATTTCGATGACGCGCATCTGTTCACGTACAGTGGCACCGATGCAGTACCGGTATTCAGCCAGGCGCGAGAGGCGAGGTCCGTTACCTGTCATGCGCTCCAGCTCAGCAACTGCCGCGTCGACTTCATAGGCGATGTGATCAAGCCCGCCGCCGGTACCGCTCGGGATGCGACTACCTGGAGTACCGCGCGGAGGACATCCGCCCCATTCGATGATCGTACCCAACTGGCTGCCCAGCACACCGCCACTCAGGCCGTGCTGGCGCCGCTGCTCTCCCCAATGAACCATCAGTTCTTCGATTTCCTTGATCATGCCCCAATCCCCCACAAAATCAGACCCAACACAAAAAACGGGCAACCCAACACAAACCCAACACACAAAAAAACCATACAAATCAATTGATTAATAAATGTTGTGTTGAGTGTGTTGGGTTTGTTGGGTTTTTCAGGGTTCGCATGGGAAAAGATTCTCGCCACTGAAAGCGGTGAAATATTCTGCGCACATGCGCGCCCGCGCGCGTAAACCCAACACACCCAACACACACCGCCACAAGCCCCGGTTTTCGGGCCTGAAAGATGTGTCGGGTTGTCAAACGTAGCCCAACACACGGTCAGCACACCCAACACACATCTGGACATACTCATGCGGCCACCGCCTTAACGTGGTCCCACGCCTCCACACTCCAGCCTGCCAGCTTCGCTTTGGCGCGCCACGCCTCGACTGTCTTGCCCAGATCTGCCGCCTTCAGCGATGGGGCGAGGGAAGCGTCTGGATCATCAGGAAAGAAGAACGCCCCGAACTTGCGGTCATTACGCTCCGTCCACGGAATGGATCGCGTTTTCTCGACCTCGGAACTCAGAAATAGGGAGAACTTGGTCTGACTCATCGCGTGTTCTTTGTTGCGATGGCACCATTCGATAAACAGCGCATACAGATCACTGGAGAGGCATGCGCCCCAAAGACCGCTACCCAATTCGCCGTACTTCCAAAGCTGCAGGAATGTTTGCCAGCCTGCTCGACTGAGTGCGACCAGACGCTCACGCGCCGAGGTGCTCGGAGGCCGAGTACGCTGATCGAAGTCGCCCAAGTCGACTCTCAACAGCCAGGCATAAAGTGCCGCTACGCCGCCGTTCTGCAACTCCAGACCAATCGCCTTCTGGCGCGCTACAGGTAGCGTTTCATTCGGCCACATAACCAACATTCGGCGGTCACTGTCGCTGATGGGCCAGGGCAGGATCTCGTTACTCAGGAACACGGCGTTCATGTGGTTGGACTCTTCCCAGCCATTGATGAACTTCGATTCCATCCGCACAGTTTTACCGGTCACCAGGTGCTTGATCTTGCCCACCTGGTTGTAACGCTGGTCACGACTCACGACCTCTTCGAACACAGCCCACAGCTTGCGGCTTTGCCAGGCGTTGAAGTTGCTTTCCAGCTGGGTCTGACCGACTGTTGCAGCATACTGGCCGTAGAGCGCACCAAACGTGTCCGCAAACAGCAGACTTTTGCCCGAGCCCTCCATGGTGGAGTGCATCAGCACTGCCGTATCCATCTTCGCGCCAAGGTGCTGCAGCGGATACGCCAGCCAGCGAGTCAGCCACTCCTGAGCGCTGTCGTCGTGGTTGCACAGGAACGAGATGAGCCATCGCAGATTCGCGCAGGCTTCGTCATCATCGATCGGCTCAAGCGGCAACCCTTCAAACGTGTTGATGTAAACGCCCGGATCCCTGGTCATTGTCGGGTCGAAAACAATGTGGTCGACATCCACCACCCTGCGATCAGCACTGTTGAGCCAAAGCGCATAGGCATCGCCCAGTGCCATCTTTACCGCGCCTTCGGGCACGCGTCGTTTCTTCTCGCGATCCCACACGTCCTTCGTGCCGTCGATGTAGACATAGCGGTCGACGGGAGCCATACCCAGCGCCCCGCCCTTCTTGCCGGCCATCTTGCGAACCTGCTCAAACTCGCGCACTTGGTCATCAGCGATCAGCTTCTTTTTGGGGCTATCAATCCACTCCTTCGCGAGAGACTTTCCAACCAAGGCCTCGAACGCAGACTTCTTCATTACCCGCGTTTTATCGGTGTCCCATACCTGCGTGGTGCCTTCCACCAACGCAAAACGCCGCAGCAGCTGGTCAACCGTCAACCCGTCCCCCGCCCCCCCGTCGTTGGCAGGAGCCGGTTCTGCTGACGGCCCAAGGTCGGCCTCTTCGGGTGTAGGGGCTGGGGGAAGATCTGGTTGCGGTGGACGAGCGGACTGCATTCCCAACATCCGTGCCGCTTCTTTCACTGCGCGCGACTGATCGCCGCCGTGCTCGAGCAGGCAGTAAACCTCGAACGCGTCGTTTTGATGGCCGTTGGCAAGCGGATCAGCGCCATGGTGCGAATACACCTTGCCGTCAGTGATCGTGATGCCGGGCAATCCGGTACTGCTCTGTGCGTACAACCATTTTTGGCCGCGCTTGATGTACCCGTGGGCTCTCAGCAGCTCTTCGACATCATGGCAACGGTTAAACTCGTCGATTACAGACGGCTGCTTACCGGTAGTTGAGACAGGCTTGGGTTTTTGCTTCGACTTCGGCTGCTCGATCTTCGGCGCCCAAGGGCATGCGGCTTCGGCATCACGCTTGAAGATGTCCCATCCGTTCCAGATGTTCAGCAGGTCAGCCGTCAGGACCGGCAGACCGTCAGAGGATGGCGGAGTGCGCCATGTGTAGGGCTTACCAGTGCCAGGATGGATCGAAGGCGGGAGTACGTCCTGCACAAGGCCAGCGCGAAGCTCAAACACCGTGATGCGCGCGTACTGCTGCGCCTCGACACGGTAAAGCTTCTCCCGCGCCGTGTCCCCGGCATCCTTGGCGGTGTTCGCTTTCATGATCAGCGACTTATGCGTCGAGCCGTCCGGATCGTTTGGATTCGGCCACGCAAGGGAATGGCGCGTGAGGTCCAGGCCATCAGGCACCGCGAACAGAATACGGAAGCGTGCCGGGTTACCAACGACAGTCGGATAGGCTTCGGCCAGCGCGTCCAGATCCAAGCCGAGCAGATCTGCAAATATCTGGCGCGTGTACTCGACGTCGTCGACATCCAGCGAACAGACACGACTTGGGCCCAGCACAACGCCCATGTTGTGCTTCGGGTGCGACGTCCAGAATTTATCAGCCGCGTCAGGATCGGTGATATATCCGCCCGGCTTATTCCAGCCAAATCCTTTCGGCGCCTTCTCACCCGGCTCGATGGAAACCAGAGCCAGGTCGAAGGTTTCTATGTAACGCCGACCCCATGTTGCGATACTGCTTGGGTTCGAGCGTTCCGTCATTTCCGCCGCTCCCGCAATGCTTGGCAACTGACGCAGGTTTGGCAACCTGCCACCTTCTGCTGCCGCAACAGCGGGATCGGGTCGTCACAGACCTCACAGAACTCAGCACTGGCACGCACCGGGGCTGCTGCCCGACGCTGCAATGCGACATCCAGCAGGTACTGAGCTTGATCGTTAGCGATATCAGCGACATCAGCCATTGTCTCGGCACTCCATCGCTTGACGTGCACCGGCCATGATGCCGAGTACCTCACGGATTACATCCATGCCCTGCTTTTCCAGCGCAGCAACCTCATGCGGCTCCCACACATTGTCAGCGGCACCGTCGTGCATGCAGGCAACGAACTCGCCTGACTCTTCAAGCAGCTTGCCTACCGCCTTCAAAGCCTGGCAGGTCGCGGGGACTGCGATCGGTCGGTACCAGACCGCTCCCGCTGGGCGCATTAGTGCGTCGAGCAGGCGCGGATCGGCAGTCAGTCTAATGACCTCTTCAAGTTCATCAGGTGACAGCCAGCGGCGCTCTTCATCCAGCTTGAGTTTCTTTTGAAGGGCGTCGTTTTCGATCACCATTTCGAAGGCCAGGGCGGTAAGACCACCCTTGTAATCGCGGCCCGCGCGGTAAAGGGCTTGGCGCAATGTAAGAACCGGACCTGCGTCCGGCAAAAGATCTGAGCGACTCATAACCGTAAAATCCCCGTTTACGGTGTAGCCATAGAAACGGGCACGCCCTATCCTACGACCACGACCGATGTGCTGTGCTAAACGTGCTGTGCGGCACGCATGTCTTTCGAGTCGACCAAGTGAATCTTGTGGTGAGAGGACTTGGTCGGCGGAGCTTCAGCGCAGTGCGCTGCCTGTCTGGGCCGGGGCGATACTTATGGTGAGAGGATCCCCGGCCCGGTAGTTCTACGCAGCCGTCTTGGCTTCAGCGCTCAATTCGTCTGCTGGGAAAACTTTTTCTAAACTGCAGTCGGCACTTGAACCATTAGGCTCTGGTGCCGTTCCGAAAATATCTGGTCGTAACATGTAACGGGTTACTTTGTGCTTTGTGATTCGCTCGATTTCGAGAACTCGTTCAGCAGGTATCTGCTTGCGTTTCCTCCATCCATCAAGTGCTTGGGGCGTAATCCCCAGTTGACGCGCAAGATGTGACTGGCTCCGGATGTGCTTTCGAAGGATGTCTATGATGTCCATTGGAAACCCCAATTTAAGCCTACGGTTTAAATGATGAGCCATAGCGTTATGGACCGTCAACCCCAGATTGAAGATGATCCGCAGATGAATGATTTAAACGAAAAAATTCGCTACGCGCTGAAACGGGCCTCACTCACGCAGACAGCGGCAGCACAACGCATCGGCGTCACCCCACAATCGGTTTATAAATGGATCAAAACTGGACAGATCGACAAAACGAATCTTCAAAAGCTGGCTGATTTGACCGGGCTGCGGATTGACTGGTTTTTAGGTGAGAACGAAAAAAGCTGGGTACCTAATGACCCAGACAGTCTGATGCTCCAGATTCCGGGAGTGAGACCTACTCGCCAGCATGTAGATTTGTTTCCCCTAATCAGCTACGCGCAGGCAGCCACTCTTGCTGACCCGGAGGAACGCATCGCACCGGCAGACGCCGAGGATTGGTTGCCATGGCCGTATCCCTGCAGCATCTCCACATACGCACTACCAGTCCGCGGAACCAGCATGGAGAGCGAGTTTTTTGAAAATGAAATCGTTCTTGTTGACCCCGAACGAGCACCAAAGTCTGGCGACTTCGTTATCGCTAAGTTGGAGCGGCACAGAGAGGCATCTTTGAAAAAACTGCTCCAGGAGGGGGATTCACTTTACCTAACGGCCCAAAATAAAAGCTGGCCAGAACCCATCGTGCGCCTCGACGACCGCTGGAAAATCTGCGGCGTAGTGATAGGCAAATTCAAAAAATACTAATATTTTAAACCTAAGGTTGTTTTTTTAAACCCAGCAACCTAATCTGCACGTACTTCCTCTCACCACAGGTATGTACGATGCAAAGATCACAGCATATCAACCGTTGCCGCGTGTATGTGCACCCGGCAGCGACCAAGTCCCTAGCCTCCATTGAGGCCATTCAAAGCAAGACTGGCCTGCTCGTCATTTTCAACACCAAACCAAAGCCTGCAGGCTCGCTGAACGCCGTCGCCTGGTCTGATCACCGCCCATGGGGAGGTGATGCAGCATGAGCCCACTCCTCATTGGCCTCACCGGCCCTGCCCGTACGGGCAAAAGCACCACGGCGTATCATCTCGTGCTCGAACACGGCTTCGAGTGCTACGCCTTTGCTGACCCGCTACGCGACGCACTGATGGCGATCTTCCAGCTGTCGCCAGAGGATTTTGAAGGCGCAGCAAAAGAGGAACCCATTGCCTGGCTTGGTCGCTCCCCTCGACAGCTAATGCAGCTGCTCGGCACCGAGTGGGGCCGCCACATGATCAGCGCGAATCTATGGGTCGATCTGGCCGAGCAGCACCTTGACGCCCTCGCCAATGCATCGTGGTCCGCACCAAGCTTCGTGATCAGCGACCTGCGCTTTGAGAACGAGGCGGACTTTGTCCGCAAGCGTGGCGGCGTGGTCGTGCATCTCCAGCGCTTCGACGCACCGAAAGTTAACCCTCACCTAAGTGAGGCAGGTGTATCGCTTCACAAGGATGATTTGGTGCTGGTTAACGACGGCGATCTGGCAAGCCTGCATCACCAGGTCGAAACGATCCTGCATGCGCTGCACGCTCGGCGCATTCGGTCCGCAGCCTGAGCACTACCCATGAACCGAACTCTCGACCAGACCGCTGCCGTGCTGGGCATCAAACCGCGAGCCTTCCGAACCAAGCTGCGCGATCTGCACATCCTGACCAAGGACGGCGATCTGGCAAGCCATCACCGGGACCGCGGCTACCTGTATTCCGACACTCGCAGCACCTGGAACCCAAAGCTCAGCAACTACCGCCATTACGCCGTCGTGATGGTGAAAGAGCCAGGCGTGGAATGGCTGGCAAAAAAGCTCGGGGTCACCGTCACCAAGATCAACAAGGATGCAGCAGCATGAATCAGACCGCGATCACCCACGCCGTCGGCGCCCTCAAACTGGTTCCGATGTTCTTGAACCACCCCACCGTCATCAGCCGAGCGACGCTGATAGGCGCGACTACCGAAGCGCTGGCAATGCTGGAGGGATTACCACCCGTTACGGTCGAACTGGCCGAAGTATTCCGTCGGGTCGATGCAGTCGTGCACGACGGCCAGATTGCCTACGTCACCCCGACCAATAGCCCCGAACGTCCCTATGGCGCCGTCGTTGCCGATGAACGCGGGAGGCTACTTGCAACGGCAACCGGCAAGTCACCGGAAGGGCTGGCCGAATTGATCCGTTTGCAGCTGCTGCCCCCAGCAGAGGGGCCGGGGGAGCACGCAGCGTGAGCACAACCTTGAACCAATTGCGTAGCGAGTTCGCCACGCCATGCCCGACGCTCAGCGCGGTCAGAGAGCGCTATTTCTCGCACATCGCAAGCGACCGCTACCTGCTGCGCAAGATCAACGCTGGGGCCATTCAACTCAAGGTGACCCGCCTAGGCGGATCGAGCAAAGGGCAACCAGTGGTTTATCTGCACGACCTGGCTGACTACCTCGATATGCAGCGCAGCAAAGCAGCCTGAATTCTCACCACGGCAACAAAAGAAGGCACAGCACATGAAAGCAACTAACACCGCCGAGTTTATCGGCGAACTCAATGCCGGCGTATTCGCCGACCAGATCGGGCACGCCCTGTCTGAAGTGGCGGCAGGCGTAGTGGACAACAGCAAGGTCGGCACGGTGACCGTGACGTTCACCCTGAAACAGATTGCGAGCAGCCATCAGGTGGCGATCAATCACAAGCTTTCCTACAAGGTGCCGACCAAACGCGGCAGTCGTAGCGAGGACACTGCGCTGGATACGCCGATGTACGTCGGCGAAGGTGGACGGCTGACCTTGTTCCCAGAAACACCCGCAGCTGATCAGCTGTTTGATCGGAACGCCGCGCCGATTCACACCAAGTCCTAATCCCCAAATTCCATTCCTCTCACCACAAGGAAAACGATCCAATGGAAGCCAAAGCAATTCAGCTGATTCAAGACACTGCTGTTCTCGCGACCGCCAAAGCGCTCGACACCTTTACACCCATCATCGCTTTGCCCGCCGGTACGGAGGTGCGCAATCTGGAAGTTTATCAGCAGCACCGCAGTCGCTTTCGCGGCACGATGGTTACCAACTCGCTGAAAGACTTTGCCAATTACACGCTTAACCACGCCGGTACCGACAGCGCTGGATTCGTCGATAGCGACAACATGAGCTGCGTCGTGATGTTCAATCTGGGCGATACAGACTTGGCGGGGCACGGCGACTTCACTGCCCAACTGGCCCTGAAGAAAACGGCGGCATTTCAGGCGCTCGAAAGTGCGGCCAGTTCAATGCATACCCAAAAGGAACTGAGCGACTTCATTGAAGACTGGGCGCCGAACCTGAAAGCGTGCGATCCAGATGCGGGCGATATCGATCTGCGCCGAGCCATTGGCGCGATTCGCTCGATCACCATCGAGCAGGCCAAAAAAAGTGAGCATATCGTCGGCGACATGAGCGCCTCACGCTCAGCCATGGACCAGATCGAGGCAAAGTCTGCAAACGGATTACCCGCCGAGCTGCTGTTCAGCGTCGTCCCCTATGAAGGCCTCCAGGCTCGGACCATCCAACTCCGCGTTGCAGTATTGACCGGCGGCGACAAACCCTTTCTACGCCTTCGATGGATTGGCGAGGCACAGTTGCGCGAAGACCTGGCTCAGGAGTTCAAAAATGTCGTCGCGCAAGAAATTGGCGGCGCCGCAACCCTGACCATCGGTACCTTCAAGCTCGCTAAGTAACACGCACCCAGTCATAAGCCCACCGTCGGCCTCTCACCATGGCGACACCACCGACGGTGGCACTCACTACAGGACGCACAGCACATGCAACCCATCCACTTCATCGTTTTGATACTCGCAGCAGCGCTTGTTTACAGCCTGTTCCGCATCGGCGTCAAAGCCGCTGCCAAAGATCGCCGCTACCAATTCGCCGAAGGCAGAGCTGCTGGCCGCATTGAGGGCCGCGCCGAGCGCGTGAGTGAACATAACGCCTTGCAGCAATCCGATCTGGACACGCTCCTGGCGATTTCCAAAACGCTGCAGGTCGCCCACAGGATGTGGTGCGCAATCCCGCATACGAACAAATACCAAGCACGGGCGGCTGAGCACCTCGCAGACCTGAACAAGATCGCGACGCGCATCCAGGCCGAATGCCAGGCCAGCATCACCGACGCCGTAGAACAGGAGAAAGCAGCATGACCGGGATCCATCCAACCTCTACTATCTGTATCTACCACGCAAACTGCGCGGATGGCTTCGGCGCTGCCTGGGTCGTGCGCAAGGCGCTGGGCGGCCACATTGAATTCCACGCAGCCAAGCATGGCGACCCAGCACCCAACGTTGCGGGCAAAGAGGTCATCATCGTGGACTTCTCGTACTCGCTGGACACGCTGCTGGAAATGGCTGACGTTGCCGCCTCAATACTAGTGCTCGACCACCACAAAACCGCGCAAGCTGCGCTTGAGGTAGTACCCGAGGCTAGCCACTGCCGCGCCTGCCACTGTCATTCCGTGCCAGAGGGAGGTCTCTACGCGCTGTTTGACATGCAACGTTCCGGCGCCGGAATCACCTGGGATTATTTCTTTCCTAACTACCAACGCCCTGCGCTGATCAACCACATCGAAGACCGCGACCTCTGGCGTTTCAAGCTGGATGGCACACGCGAGATCATGGCGAGCCTGTTCAGCTACCCGTTTGAGTTTGAAGTGTGGGATGGCTTGTTTGCCGCCGATCCCGCAGCGCTCAAGGCCGAAGGCGTGGCACTGGAGCGCAAACAGCAGAAAGACGTGGCCGAGCTGGTGACGGGTTCAATGCGCCGGATGAAGATCGGCGGATTCAACGTGCCGGTATCAAACCTGCCACCGACGCTGGCAAGTGACGCAGGCAACTTGATGTGTGCTGACGAACCCTTCGCTGCGACATACTGGGATACGTCAGACGGGCGCGTCTTCAGCTTGCGGAGTACGGACGAAGGCATGGATGTATCGGCGATCGCCAAGCAGTATGGCGGCGGTGGGCATCGCAATGCCTCGGGCTTCAAGATCGGCTTTGATCACGCCCTCGCGTCCCCACAGTTGAACCCTGGGGAGGCTTCATGACGACCCTGGGCGAAATCATCGAGGCGGCACGTTCTGGCCGTCGTCCGGACTATGACGATTTGCGTCTTGCAGTCTGCGCGATGGATATCTTGATGACGTTTGATCGCCAGGCGATCTGGAAACTTTCCGAGGCGGAAAGTCAGTGCAAGAAACCGTTCCTGGTGAATAGCGCGGTCTGGCAACGGGATGAAAATTTCGGCCGGATGAAGCGAGCTATGAGCAGCACGCCCTTAGATTATCTCGGTACCAACTACAACCCAGACAGGCCAGAAGCGCAAGAGCGGAGGCAGAAGTCAGTCGCTCTTATGGACCGTTTCATCAACCGCGCTGGCGAGAAGTGGATATGAAAACTCCACTGCGCCGGAAAGCTCGCATCAACAGTCGCGGCCTCTCTACTGATTGCAAGGTCATCTGCGATCAATGCGGCATAGCGCGTAACAAAGGCCAGCACGACGAGTGCAGCAAACAAAGACAGGCAGCCCGGGCCGCGCGGCTCGCTGCTGAAACACAGAGAACGAATTGAGGACTTACCCATGGGCGCAGCTGAAAAAATTGAATATCACGTCATGCCTGCCGAATGGATTCGCCAGGAGTTGCTTCAACCCGTGTTTGGCTTTACACCAGAAGCCGCCCGAAAATATCGCTCTCGTGGCTTGTGGTTGGAAAATAAACACTGGCGCAAAGACCCGGCCAATGTCCTCGTCTACAACCGCAAAGAGATCGAGCGCTGGATGGGCGGGCAGCTGTGACTGATAAGTTGCCCACCGGCGTAGAGTTGAACGGCAAGCAGCTGCGAATCGTCTTTCAGCTAAACGGCCAGCGCTGTCGTGAACCGCTCAATGGAATTGTGAAGGTCAACAAGGCCGCCATTGCTTACGCCGACAACAAGCGCCGGACGATATTGGCGGAGATCAAGGAAGGGCGCTTCGACTACGCAGCGCACTTCCCTGACTCACCCAGGGCCGCTGCCTGGACACTTAATCCCGGCGTGTCCTTGAAACGCACCGTGAAAGAGGGTTTGGCTAAGTGGTTGGAAGTCCAGGAAGTTCGAAAGGCCAAAAGTACTTTCGACAATTACGCCAGCAAGGCAAATCACGTTGAGGCAAAGTTCGCTCAGAGACGCTTCACCGACATCAGCAAAAGTGAACTTGAACTTTGGCAGGCTCAGCTTTTAAAGCAGGGCCTGGCTCCAAAAACCGTGAACGATATCTTCACAATTGTTAGAGGCATATGGGCCGACGCGTTTGCAGACGGCGTCTTGAAAACCAACCCACTTGATCGAATCACCAACATACAGATCGATTCCGACAGCGAAACAGCCGATCCATTCTCACGCGAAGAGCTTGCCTTGATCGCCTCTGCCGACCCAGAGCGCGAGAAGGATGCACGAATGATTCTGTTCAACAGTTGGACCGGCCTTTCTCTGTCCGAACTGATCGCACTAGCCAGGGAAGATGTCGACTTGGCGGCTGGAAGATTGTCGATCAGGCGCGCACTTGTGAGCGGGCAATTCAAAGTCCCCAAAGAGCGGTCCCGTATACGCATAGTCGAACTGATCGCGCCGGCATTGGATCTGCTACAGCAACTGATGGAGGACAGCACCGGATATCCTGCAGAAGAAATCGAGATCGTCCAGCGAGACAACATCACCAAACGCAAAGAGCGTCTGCACTTTTTGTTTCGCAGTTCGACCAGCGGCTTACTCTGGAGCGGCAAGACAATCAGCAACTGGTTCACGGCGCACTTGGTCAAAGCCGAGGTTCGCCACCGTGGCGCAAACCAGTGCCGCCACACATTCGCCAGCCAGGCTTTATCGAGCTACGTACCGGTCGAATGGGTGGCGCGCCAACTGGGCCACAGTGATACGACAATGGTCAAAAAGCACTATGGCCGCTGGATACCGGCAGACACCAAAAGCATGGCTGCGGTGGTGTCCGAAATGATGGGCTTTGGCGCTAATCAGCATGGCGCAGGGCGGGCACGGACGGCTTTGAGCGGCCAGTTTTTGCCCTAAATATGCCCTAAATGAGACTCCGGAAACGAAAAAGCCCCTGAAATCATCAATGATTTCAGGGGCTTAGTCGTATTCAATAATGGCGGAGAGATAGGGATTTGAACCCTAGGTACTGTCGCCAGTACAACGGATTTCGAATCCGTCCCGTTCGGCCACTCCGGCATCTCTCCAACGGCGCGCATCATAACAGCTTGGTGAAAAAAC